ATCGAACTTAACATCGGCCTGACTAGCTTGGAATAATTTCAACGCTATATCCGGACGGGTTAAGAGTAGACGAGAAAGCAACAATCTAGAAAATTCTAGAGAATGGCTTTTCCGATCTACAATCGGCTTGTCTTCAAGGAATCAAGATATCTTGTTATTGACCGTAAAAGCATATTTCAGCTTTTCCGCGTCAGTAGCAAACTGGACCCTTTCATGGGAAGACATAAGTCTTTCACTGAAGGAGCCAATCATATCTTGGGTGCTAGGAAAATGAGATATGGGACAACGAATAGAGAAGAATCTTCTATATTTGTTGTATAATAACCCATCATTTTCCTGCGCCTTGAATCAACCTTGGGTAACGAGTTCATCGATCAGACCAGCATAGGTCTTCTCGAAGAAACTTCGTTCTTGATCCGTCAGCGAATCTATAGCCGTCGACAATAGTCGAGGTGATAGATCCCGGATCAAGTTTAATCCAAAACAACTAATTATATCTCAATAACTCGTCCTCAATGCAGAGACTCACTTTCGTGAACTATGCGTTGAAGCCGTGTTGGTGAGGTTAACTAGTTGAACCTTCAGTACTGTTATATCTACCAGATCGCAGAGGTTATTAGAAATAATAACTTCTTTGAAACTGCTTGGATGTCTAATGAATTCAAATAAAGATTTAGGCCCTAGGGCACTAACATCTTCACCAAGAACAAAAAATTTCTTGGCGAATTCACAACAACCAGTTGATGAAACCAAAGACTTGTTGAGATTTATCTCAACACCTAATTGATTCATCAAGACAAGATACGCGTTAGCAACTGATGTGTTAGCAATAACCACATCATCACCTAAGACAGCATAATCCTCAAATCAGGTTGTAAAACCAACTCGAAGAGCAGCAATCTGTATGATGACGTGATGCGTTAAAGCCAACATAGCTCATGAAGAAAGAGCTCCCATTGGTTGACCTACAGCATATCGATATGTTTTATCTTTAAGATAATAATCTCGATCTACTAGCAGGTCTTTTCAAGCAATGGCTACCTCTCTATTACCAAATAGGGAAGATAGTACATCTACTTGAATATCAATGGGAAGTCTGTCAGTGGCGGAGCTAAGATAAAAGCTATATAATTGCTTTAATCCTTT